ATCGCCACTGTTCCCGTGCGCGGCACGATTCAAACCGGGCTGCCGTCCATCGCGTCGGCGTTTGGTTTCGTGGACACGGCCAAGATTCGCAGCGACATGGAAACCGCGCTGGCCGATTCCAACGTGAAGGCAATCCTCTTGGACTTCGATTCGCCGGGCGGATTCGTGAGCGGCACGCCTGAGCTTGGCGCGTTCATCGCGGAAGCCGCGAAGCGCAAGCCAGTTTATTCCTTCACGTCCGGCATGTGCTGCTCTGCGGCCTACTGGCTTGCCGCGCCGTCCCGCGCGATTTTCGCAACGACCAGCGCAGAAGTTGGCAGCATCGGCGTTTATGTCGCGCATCAAGACATGAGCGCGCTGGCTGCCGCGATGGGAATCGTCGTGAAGGTTTTCCGCTCTGGAAAATTCAAGGGCGCAGGCGTGCCCGGCACGTCACTTAGCGAGGAACAATCAGCTTCGATTCAGCAACGGATTTCAAGCCTCGCCGCCGTGTTCAAGGGTTTTGTGCTAGAGCACCGCCCCGGCATCGCAGAGGCCGCGATGGAAGGCCAGACGTTCATGGGCTACGAGGCCGGGCGTGAGTCACTGACGGACGCGCTGGTTTCTGATGTTGGCGAAGCGAAAAAAATGTTGCTCGCAGACTTGACGTAGTAGCTGGCCTAATGTAAAGAGAAGCAAAACTTATGACAGCACTCCAAGAGCTTACCAACCTCCGCGCGGAAAATGCCTCGTTGAAGGCTGCCGCGTCCGCCTTGCCGGACATCGCCGCACTCACCGCCGCGCGCGATTCACTGACTGCCGCGAATGCGACGCTGTCCGCTGAACGCGACGCGCTCGCCGTGAAGTTGGCCGACGCTGAGAAAGCCAACAAGGATTTTGCCGCTGCTGTGGAAACCAAGGCCGCAGAGGTTGCTGTTCAGCAGCTTGCCGCCGTCGGCGCTGAACCCGCGAAGGCCGCTCCCGCGCCCGCCGCTGTGAACATCCTCGCCGCACTGGACGCCGAGAAAGACCCGGCCAAGCGCGCCAAGCTGTTCAAGGAAAACCGCGCCGCGATTCGCGCCGAGTTCAACCGCACTCACCAAAACTGATTTTCAGTAGAAACCCAAAAACAAAAACATCATGGCCACCTACACCAACCTCGACGACGAGATCATCAGCCAGAGCGCGCTGGAATCCTTCGTGAAAATCCTCGCGCCTTTCCGCGCGTTCTCCACCAACTTCTCGGCTGCGCCCGGCACGCGCGGGGCGAACGTGCTTGTGCCCCTCGTGTCTGGCCTGACCGCCACCACATTCGGCGGCAGTTACGCCGTTTCCGGTGGCACCAAGTCCGTCGTGACGATTTCACTGAGCCAGCACAAGATTGTGCATATCGGCCAAGACGACATCACCGCCGCGAACAGCTCCGCCAGCTCACTGGAGTCTTTTGGCCGGCAACAGGGCGCTGCGCTCGCGTTGCTTGTGTTGCAGGACGTTCTATCGCTGGTGACTACGGCGAACTTCTCGCTTGCAACCGCCGTTGCTTCGACCGCGATGGACGTGCCGCAGTTGCGCAAGGCGCGGCTTGACCTGAACCAAAACGACGTGCCCGCCGAGCCGCGCTCGATGCTGATTGACTGCACGCCCTACGACGCGCTGCTGGGCGTGACGAACTTTGTTCAGGCGCACATGTTCCGCGATAACAACGTGCTCGCCGACGGCAAGGTGATGCGCGCGGCCGGGTTCGACTTCCACGAACTCAACAACCTGTTCGCGTCTGGCGCGAGCGTGATGGCCTTCGCCGCCCATCCGAACGCCATCGCGGTTGCGATGCGCTATCTCCAGCCGCAAGACCCGTCCGCATACGAGTCCGCCTATGCCGTGACCGACCCTGAGACCGGCATCACGCTGGGCCTGCGGAAGCACTACGACGCCAACACCGGCACGCGCTATCTGAACATGGAGTGCAACTACGGCTACTCTAAGGGCCTGACCACCGCTGGCCGCGTCATCAAGCGCACCGACTAATCTGAGCGCGCACCAACGGCGGGAGGCGACCCCTCCCGCCTTTTTCTTATGGCAAACCAAACAAACGGTGGCGCGTATTTCGCGGGCAACCTGCGATGCGACACACTCAACGGTGTGGAGCTTTACGTTGCGAAGTTGTCGCAATCTGGAACGGGCGCGCCGACGGCAACGGTTTTCCGAAACGACCTCGACGGGACCGTGGTTTGGGCGCGCGCGAGTGAGGGCACCTACACTGCCACCTTGACAGGCGCTTTCCCGGCCACTACTTACGTGAGCGTGACGCCCGGCATTGAATCATCGCACACGGCTACGCGGACCAGCGCGAACGTCATCACGCTGACGACCTGCGACCCGCATGGCTCGCATGCAATTGCGGATGATTTGCTTGAAGGGACGTTTGTGGAAATCAGGGTCTATAACTGAGCGAACATCTAACTTACCGAGCGTGTGAGTCCGCCCGGTGAAGTTTTCCGAAACGCGTTAGGACAGCCGTGGAGACTCACCTCCACGGCTGAATTTTTTATGAGCAACAAAATTAGCCTCTGCATGATTGTCGGCAACGTCGCCGAATACATTGAACGATGCCTGCGAAGCTTCGCCGCCGTGGCGGATGAAATCGTTTTGGTGCGCGCGATTGGTGCGGCGAAACCGGATGACACGCAGGCCATCGCCATGCGCGTCTGCCGCGAGCTTGGCAAGCCGCTCGTTTGGGCTGAATACAAGAACAAACCGGAGCACGCCGACTGGCCGCATGTGGACAACTTCGCGGCGGCACGGCAGATGAGCTTTGACCTCGCCTCGAATGATTATTGTTTCTGGTGCGACTCTGACGACATTCTGGAATCTGGCGCTGAACATGTCCGCGCGCACGCGGCGGCGGCGAAATTTGACGCCTACGTTTTCCCTTACAGAATCAGCACGCTGGGTGTAAGCATTCCGCGCGAACGGCTGGTGAACAGGCGGGCGGGCCGCTGGCAGTATCCGGTGCACGAATGTTTCACGTTCAACGTGGAACCTGTCAGCGGCCCGCATGACGACCGTGTGGTGATTTTTCACGCCCCGTTGATGACGAAAACCGGCAGCAATGAACGCAACCTGCGGATTCTGCGGAGCATTCCAGACAGCGAAATGCATCCCGGTTTGTTGTATCACTTGCACGGCGAGCTTCAGGGAATCGGCGACACCGAGGGCAGCATCAAGGCCGCGATGCGCGCCTTTGAAGACCCGCGACTTGGCCGGCCAGAGCGTTACGAGATGTTGCTGAACATTGCCCGCATGACCACCGACCCGGCGCAACGTGAAACACTGTTGCATGAGGCTTACAAAACCGACCCGACGCGGCGCGAGGCGCTTGGTTCGTTGTCTGGCAATGCGCTGGATTTCGGCAAGCCGGACCTTGCGCTTGCCTACGCGCAACAGATGCGAGCCACGCCCCCGCCGCGTCATACGGATTGGAACAACCGCAAGCATTTTTATGGCTACGTCGGGACGGATATTTACTGCCAAGCGTTGCGCGCGAATGGCATGACGATGGAAGCGGAAGCCATCCGACGTGATGCCTTGATGCGGGCTGGCGGCTGCAAGATTTCGCTGCTGCACGCGACGCGGGGGCGTCCGCAAGGCGCTGTTATTGCCCGCAAGCTCTGGTATGACCTTGCGGACCATCCCGACGAAATCGAGCACATCTTCGCGTTTGACAACGACGACGCGGAAAGCCACTGCCTGCGCCGGTTTCACCACGTCGAATTGCAACCGGGCGGCGGCTGCGTGGCAGCATGGAATGCGGCGGCGGCAGCTTCGCTTGGCCAAGTTTTGATTCAACTCTCCGACGATTGGACGCCGGTTCAAGGATGGGACACGCTGATTTTGAACAGGTTTGGAGACTTGAAACATCCGCGCGTGCTGGCAATATCTGACGGGCACAGAAACGACGACCTGCTCTGCATGGCGATTTGCACGCGGGCGTATTACGGGCAGGACTGTTTCTTGTTTCACCCTGAGTTCACGGGCGTGTATTCGGACAACTGGTTC